AGACATCAACATACCCGGGCCTAAAGACGTCATCTTCATCGCTTCAGTATGAGTCGCAGTATGAAACTCTTCGCTTGTTGGTTGAGCCCAATTAACCGGAATGCCCGCAGCATAAGTACTAACATACGGGTGTTCTAGTTTTTCACTGCGTTCAGCCATTCGCTGAACATGAACTCGAATAACGTCCTCACGAACGTCTTTCAAGGGCTCATGATCCAACGGACCAAACGCTTTGTTGCCATCATAAGGATGAAAACCAAAGCCATCATTCACGTTTCCCCAAGTATCCAACGCTTTTTCAAGCGCTGTCTGCTTTTGGATTTTTCGCGTAGAGGCTTTTAGTTTCGTAGCCAATGTACGAACCGACCCACTAGGGGTATTTCCTCCCCGAGATCGAGGAGTAAGGTTGAAATTGACTTTTTGAGAGATTCCTCTTCCTTGACTATTTGCTTTTTCAGTTTCGGAGGAGCTTCGTCCGCTTCCTTTCGGAGCAGGCTGAGCTCGTTCCGCATTTTGTCCACTTCCCGCTGCAGCTCGAGCTGCTCGGTTGGTTTCGCTTTTGAGACGGAGAGTCTTGAGTTGATTCGTGACATTTTGAAGAGACATTTTGTGTCTTTAATAATTGGTCGTTAAGACCTAGGCTCGTATTTAAGTACACCTAGGCTATTCATAAGACATATATATGTCTTCTATCTGTCGCTCACTCAAAAATTGACGCGTTGCCGCGTCCCACTCAGGGTCCCCAATACGCTCACGATACTTTTCCATAAACAACTTAGTAACGGCTGTAATAGTCGTAAAAGCTGTTCGATTGTAATAAGCATGTAAGCGCATGCTACAAAGCTTCGCAAGCTTGTCTGCGGGAGAAAGGGTCTTGAAGGTGTAATCTAAAGACGACCACCATCTCGTGCTAAACGGGTAGGGCACATAACGAGCATATTTCGGATCAACGGTGGTTTTAAGACTAAGAAAGTCTTGATCTAACACAGGACCAGGCACGCTACTCATCGTATAATCCATTATACGCGTAAGAACGGCAAGCTGGTGCTTCTCGTTGTAAAAATGCTTGTATTCGTATAACACGCCTTCCAGGCTGTCATCTCCAAGATCACGTTCGACGATGATCCTACGGTAAAATGCACGTATTTCAGATTCTTTCATGGTCTTTCCAGAACCACAATGCTTCCAAAACGCGTAAACATTCAACGCATTATTAAAGAACGTATTCATAATCGCAGTCAAGTAATGACCTGACGGGTTGCTGCCAACAGCAACAAATGCAAAGCCTTGCATAGAGACAATCACCTTATTAACTGTCATGTGAACAAACAGCTTATATTGGTAATCATCCAAACATCCGGCATGGCGGCCGAACCACTCAAAGAACCATAACATAAACTGAGAGAACTGCTTATAATCGAACTTACTAGCGTCCTTAGCCCAGCAATGATGCCGGGTGTACAGATTAATGTGGCGGTGCCACTCCCCGTGATACTGAGTAAACCCAATACACGCGAAGCGCTTGCCACACAACCGCACAAGAGCGTCAGAAAAGTTCGCAAAGAACTTCAAGCTTACAATCATGTGTTCCAAGTTGGCAATGCAAAACGTACGAATTTTGTGCTCCAAAGCTTTCGCCTCAGGGCGCAACTCGTTCTTCAAACATATGTTGTATACATAAACAGGCATTGGTTCATCAAACACCCGCTTAAGATACGGACGATACGTAGGATCTTCAAGAGCGTCGGTTTTTGTCCTGATACCGGCTAAAGTGCCCAGCAGGCCAGGACTGGCTTTGCGTGAATCGGATGGAATCCGACTCTCCGCCTCCTCTAAAGAATCAAGGCGCTGAAAAGCACCAGATCCCAAGCCAGGGAGAAGTTCTTCATCCCACCAATCGAATAAGAAGCGCTTGTAGTCGCCTTCGAACAAATAGCACTCTTTATTGTAATTCGCTATAGACTTATACTCTCCTTGCGGTGAGATAGGTGCAGGAATCCACTTTTCGAATGCTAAGTCAGGCTTCATGCTAGACACTTCATGATCAAAATGAGCGTGAGACGTATATTTGTTGAAACGTCGTATGACGGTACTGTACTGTAGGGGAAATTCACGCGCTACAGCCGGATCCGGCGTGGTAAAATGGATATATCGACCCAAAGGATGAGTCTGTTTTATATACCCCAGTACCACTCTGGGGTCCTTCAGTTTTCCGACAACTCCGGATCAACTTCAAAGGCTGGTTTTTCACCAGCGAGAACTTGAGTTCCGAAGTACTTGCGAGGAACTTTGCTAAGGAGAATGAAACCATTCTCTTTAGTGCTCTGCCAGAAGGTGTTGTGAAGACCTACGAGCTTGCGGCTCTCGGTACTCCACACTAGAGCATTGCAGTCACCTTTTGTCGTTTTGGATTTAACGTTAACACCCATATCATTTTCAATACGGATGACGTCACCGCAGGTGTCATCAACTGGCTTACCATTACGGTCAGCTAATTTAATGACGACTTTATCTCCGGGCTTAGTTTCTCCAATACGATCAACTTCAATGTAACTAAGGCCACCTACCTGATACTTGGCATAAGCAAGATCAAAACCTTCTACAGCTTTGAACTCGCCAACCAAAATATCCGGCAAGGCTTTTCCTGAGTTGCACGTAACATTGATCTTAGTTTCGCGGTTACCACCAATCTTGGCGATATCATCACGAATCCAATGAAGCGGAACAAAGAGACGATTAGCCATAGGTAGCTCTTGACAGAAAGCTTCAAGATCACCAACAGTAGCTGAAACTCTCACCCAAACATTTGGAATGCCGGGGAGCTCACCACCTGATGAACAGCCTTCCTGGACGCTGTCTTTAACACTACGGAGCAACGACTCCACTTTCTGGCGAGACTCAAGCAGTCGTAACTGAGACGTAAAGGTCTCCCAAACAGAAGATTCTTGCTCCTGCTTCGGGGTTAAACCATACGCCTTGGCTTTACGCTTGATTTCCTCGAGTTCTTCACGAATCTCTTCCAACAACATTTGATCAGCCCAAGTTTTAGAGTTTTCCAACTCCTTGTATTTCTTGTACTTCTCATTGCGTTGTTGTTCGAGTTCGCCAAGTTTCTTTTGCATTCTCTTGTCCTTAGACATCTTTTCTTTAGGCGCTTCGCCTCGATCAAGAGCAGCCTTTTTCATGTGAGAACCTTTAGATCCCTTTACACGACCTTCTTTCACCTCCGTGGATTCAGTGTCGGTCTTCACAGCGGGTGATGATTCCGCAACTGGACAACCAACTCTGCGTCGATGATTTCGTTTGGCCTTCGGGGAAGAGAATTTCTTTCCACATGTGCACACATAGTTTTTAGCGGCCTCTGTTACAGGAGCAGGGGCAGGCTCGACCTTGGAATCGGGAGCAACTTTAGGTGCTTCAGCTTCTTTGACCTCCGTTAGAACATAATCGGCAAATGCACTAACCTTAGGTTCTGTACCTGGAATAGGCTGAAGAATAATCTTTGAGACTTCCTCAGGCTTACCATTTATAACAATGACCTGCTCGTTAGGGTGCTTTTGCGCAACATGCTTAGCGCAAGTTGCACATTCCTTGACCAAGTCAGACGTATCAGTAGACACGTCGACCCTAGTCACTTTAGACTCCTTACGATCAGAAGTGTCGGTAGACACTTCGACTTTAGGCTGTTTGTATTTAGGTAACAGTTCGGTAAGTTCACGAATCTGCTCATCAGATTTGTAATTGCACAATTCTGTCAAACGGGATGGATCTGTAGAATGCTTGCCAATCACAGCGGCAAGTGACATCAGATACTTTGATTCGTCAGAGAAGTCACTACCAGGCAGTGGAGTTATGGTACGACCGTACAAAAGAAGACAGTCGTCCTGATACATTTTCCACCACTCGTTGTTCTGGTTATCAACCTGAACAACAGTACCAGCAGCAGCCTCTACTAACCTATCAACATTTTTCTGCTGCTTTCGCGTCTTAAAGACATAAACCAATGTTACAAAGAACATTATAATGGTTAAACCTATAAAGAACGCAAGCATGGGCATACTAAGGATATAGTTAGCAGCGGTTTTAACTTTCTCAACAATTCCTGATTGCAACTCCACATCATCACCAACTGATATTGGCGACTCACGGTTGTTGTTGTTGTTATTCTTTCCGGGCACTATAGCAGGAATACTAGTTAAGTACACGGAGCTACCCTTCATTCGTCGTTGAACTTCGACTTCGACGTCTTCGTCGCTCGCATGAGGCGAATCAATACGAATTAATCGTCTATAAGCGGCTTTAACAACAAGCGGCTCAGTTGAGGACAATAATCTACCCAATTTCTCGAGTTCATCAATGCCTAACACATTAGCCTGCTTGCCGTTTCGCACAGCTTCGGTAAATTTTGCATCAACAGTAACTGCTGATTCTCGTTCTAAACGCTCACGCGCTATACGATTAGCTTCTTCTTGAACAGCTACTTTACGTTCCTCTAAGTCATTAGGCTTAGATCCCATTACACGACTAACAGAATCATATAACCCAATATACTGAAGAGGCTCACGAAAAGCTTTCAAAATAGTAGACATATCATACAAGAACATAAGAGGTATACAAATAAACCAAAGCAACGCTTTAGCAAAATCAGAGGCTCTAGCTTCAGGGCTAGCGCCTTCTTTAACGGCTCTTCGCAATGCTCCAGACGCATTCATAAATAACTTTATGGATACGGTGAGCTGCAAAGCCTTAAGGGTCCAAATCGCTACGTTCGCAAGCGACATTGAGGTCAACGCCGACCACGAAGATCTCTCTCCGTTATTAGTGTTGACTCCTTCGCTCGAAATGTCATCATGGACTTGTTTAGTAACGGCATCCATCTTAGGAGCCACTCCCAAACTAGTCAGAGTGTTAATAATATAGAAGAGCAACGCAATGACCCAATGACCATTGACTAAGGCAAGAATGCCTCCGACAATGTTAAAGATCATTAAAAATCCGCTAAACCACCAATGGGTCTTCTTTGCGGATTTTGCTGTGAACAAGTTCG